TACGACATTATTTTGCCCAGTTTGGACAAAATAAACCAACGCACCATAGCCGAAGCTAGACGCAATCGTGCTGATCGACTCAAGCGTGAAGGCACCATTATGGACCCTGTTAAGATTCCCAATACAGACCTAGTGTTCCGTATCAGTTGCTGGGATCATATCCCAATGGCTGAGAAAAAGATTCCAAAATCTGCACAAAAGAAAAAACAAAAAATTGAGGATCTGTTGGAGTTTGAAGACGAACCCATTGATGATTCCCTGGACGAACTGCTGGATGACGTGGTGTTAAACCCGGTGCGTCAGCGACTGAACTTTCCTCCATTTGAACATTGGCGACTGGATGAAAACAAAGAACGGTTCTGTGTGGGCCGTAGTCACTGGCTAGGCGATTTAGAAACCGGCTATTTCAGTAAAGATCACGGCGACATGACACGTAAGTTGGCACACATGTTTATGAAACTGTGCGAAAGATATGCTACCAGGAGTAATTGGCGTGGATACACATACAACGAAGAAATGCGAGGACAGGCCTTGCTACAGCTCAGTCAAATTGGACTACAGTTCGATGAATCAAAATCGCAGAACCCTTTTGCGTATTATACTGCCGCTATCACTAACAGCTTTACTCGCATCCTTAATTTAGAAAAGAAAAGTCAGAACATCCGTGATGACATTTTAGAAATCAATGGCTTGAGCCCTAGTTGGACACGCCAGAATGCTTCCAAGCCCAGTATGGCCGCACTGAGTGGTCCTGTTACCATTACCACATACATTGTGGATAAGCCGGTGGAAGCAACTGAATCAGACCCGGCCAATACCGTTTGAATCTTGCCATAACGGTTGTTTCTCAGCAACACAGGTAGTACAATAATATTTGGTATTACCTTATATAACTATGTCCAATCTATTTAAAAAAGCCGCAATATTCACTGACATACACTTTGGCTTAAAGTCAAACAGCACGTTGCACAACGAAGACTGTTTGGCTTTTGTCAAGTGGGCCACTGCCAAAGCCCGAGCAGAAGGATGTGACACCTGTTTGTTTCTAGGCGATTGGCACAACAACCGATCCAGCCTGAACATTGTCACACTCAACTACAGTCTACAAGCTCTGGAGCACATGAACAACAATTTTGATCGTGTGCTTTTCATCCCTGGTAATCATGACTTGTATTATCGCGATAAGCGTGATATACAAAGTGTAGAATGGGCCAAACACTTGCCAAACATTGAAATATGCAACGATTGGTTTAGTGATGGCAATGTCATCATTGCTCCTTGGCTGTGTGGCGACGATCATAAGAGGATACCCAAACTAAAGGGCAAGTACATGTTTGGGCACTTTGAACTGCCGGGCTACTTGATGAATGCCATGGTAGAGATGCCAGACCATGGTGAGATCCGCAGAGAAGACTTTAACAACTTTGAACATGTGTTTACCGGACACTTCCACAAACGTCAAACCAAGAAAAACATCACCTACATTGGCAATTGCTTTCCGCACAACTATGCCGACGCCGGAGACGACGAACGTGGCATGACAGTGTTAGAGTGGGGACAGGAACCTGTGTATCACGCTTGGCCTGCACAGCCACGCTATCGTGTGCTGGGACTGAGCTCAGTTATCGACAATGCTGCCACACTGTTAGCCAAAGACATGCACGTTCGCGTACAACTAGACATTGAAATCTCATACGAAGAAGCCAATTTCATCAAAGAAACTTATATTAAAGACTATGGACTGAGAGAAATGGCTCTTATCCCAAATAAAAATGCCGGCGTTGACACAGACATGGCGCCTGGTGAAGTCAAGTTTGAATCAGTAGATCAAATTGTCACAGACCAGCTTACAAACATTGAATCTGAATTCTATGATCCAAAACTGTTGTTAAAAATATATCAGACACTATGATCAGTCCCAATAGTAATAGCGGATTTCAACCGCTGCAAACTTGCCTGGTAGGTCAATGTTATCCGCCTGATTTTTTTAGTTTTATTCAAGATGCACGATTAAGATCTATCTTTGAACGGATTTCTATAGAAACAGAAGAAGACTACCAGAAATTAATATCAGTTTTACAAAAGTTTAACGTAAAAGTTATACGGCCAGAAATTTCATCCAACTATGGAATGTATTTGTACACTGCTGATACCGGCCAAGAAATTTATAAGCGACCCCCGATGCAACCAAGAGATGATATGATTGTTATTGGCCAAACTCTTCATGCCATACACAACGGGTTTGGAGACGGCTATGTTGATCCTTGGAATAGTTTTATTGATTCGGTGAACCCGACACAGTTATTAGATCATCGAAAAGATGAAGACGTGTGGAAGAAAGTGGCACCACCTTGTATTACCAGGGTAGGTAAAGATTTGTTTTTTGATTTTTATAGTCATGATCCCACATATCACAAAAAAGACTATTTTAAATTATTACAATCTAAAATTATACCGAATTATTTTAACAAATATAAAATCCACTATGTGGATTGCGGGGGACACAGTGATGCAGTGTTTTCTCCTGTTGTTCCTGGGTTGATTGTAACTTATATGAATCCGTTGACGTATAAAGATAGTTTTCCCGGGTGGGAGGTTATACAGGTGCCCTGGCATTCACATACTGACAATGATCAGGCACTGAGATCTCTAAGAGCAACTCAAGGACAATGGTGGATCAAAAATCAAGAATTAGATCCAGCATTGATTGATTTGGTCAGCACCAAGTTTAATTCCTGGGTAGGATATTCAATGGAAACACAATTTGATGTTAATCTTTTTATGATCAATCAACAGAATGCTATCATCAATAGCCATAATCCTGCTATTATTTTGGCTCTGGAAAGACATGGAATTACCCCACATATCGTTCCATTCAGACATAGATTTTTTTGGGATTGTGGTCTACACTGCGCGACCCTAGACATTGTGCGAGAAGGTGATTGCATTGACTACTTCTAATATTTATTGTGTGTGGTATCCAAGTGGTGGGTTTGGTCACTTTGTCAATGCTATACTAACTTTACACGGTGATAATTTTGTCCGCCCTAAAAAATCTTTGGATTTTTCATCAACTGGTGATAGTCACAGTTTGGATTTAATTGTGCCTAAATATCTTCACGAATGCTGGCCTGGTGGCATTGAGTTTGTCAACAATCAAAACTATTGTGTGCTAATTGATAACGGAATCAACAACGAATCTGAGAATTTTAAAAACACATTTGCCAATGCAACTGTGATTAAAATTTGTTATTCTAATCACAGTTGGCCAGTGGTTGCCCGAACCATGATTGAAAAAGGCATGCAAAGCACCCTTCAACAACAACTACCGGTTGATCAATGGGAATCTGACGAGCCCTGGGCACAACGTGAAAAATACTTTTTGTATTTGCGAGATCATCCACTCCGGCATGTCTGGAAGTCACGGAACAAACATACGCTACTTGACACTGAGTTAGATATAGCCGAATTATACCAGGATTACAAGGAATGTCATGCTGTAATAAATGCTATTGCAAAAACAGATGATTTTTATAGTATTTGGAAAGAGTGGCGCCTGGCAAATTCTAAATATATCGATCCTGTGATAACTGCAAAGAATGTGTTGTCTCTAGCAACAACTAACAACCGCACAGATCTAACACATATTACAGATATTTGGACTCAAGCAGTGGTATACTATTACATCTGGGTAAAGTACAACATTGAAGTTCCGCACAATGATTATTCTAACTGGTTTACAAACACTGCTGATATTGTTAAAATGTTAAAAGAACACGGAGTAGATATTGATTCAAATTAAAAATCTCACTGTCAAAAACTTTATGAGCGTGGGCAATGCCACGCAAGGTATTGACTTTGATCGCAACGACCTTACACTGGTCCTGGGCGAGAATCTTGACTTAGGCGGTGACGGGTCACGCAACGGTACAGGTAAAACTACTATCATTAATGCCTTAAGTTATGCATTGTACGGGCAGGCCTTAAGTAATATACGTAAAGACAATCTTGTTAACAAAACCAACGGTAAGAACATGCTGGTGAGCCTGGACTTTGTCATTGGGGGTCAAGAGTACAAAATTGAACGTGGACGCAAACCCAACGTGCTACGATTCTATGTCAACAACGAAGCACAAGTGTCTACTGACGAAGCACAAGGCGATAGCCGCGAAACACAAGATGCAATTGAACGTGTGATGAATATGAGTCATGACATGTTCAAACATGTGTTGGCACTGAACACTTATACCGAACCGTTCTTGAGTTTAAAAGCCAACGACCAACGCAACATCATTGAGCAGTTGTTGGGTATCACCTTGCTGAGCGAACGTGCAGACGCTATCAAAGAACTCAACCGGCAGACCAAAGACAGCATTTCACAAGAAGAATTCCGTATCCGTGCCGAACAAGAAGCCAACAAGCGCATTGAAGAACAGATCGAAAGTTTGAAACGCAGGCAAGTGCTTTGGCAAAAGAAATACGATAGTGATGTGGCGTACCTTGTGGCACAGTATGATGACCTAGCCAAGATTGACATCGAAGTAGAACTGCTGGCTCACAAAGATCTAGCTGTGTGGACCACAAGGAAACAACAACAAGATGCGTATACCGCTCTAGTTGGTCGACAAACTGCTTGGAAACAAAAACAACAAAAAGATATCAGCGAGTTGGAACTAACTTACAACAATCTCAGCCATATTGATATCACAGCTGAACTACAAGCACATGTAGACTTGGCTGCTTACACACAACGATCTAAAGACATTACTGACCTTGAGAAACTGATTGCCAGGTGTGTTGCCGACGAAGCTCGAGAACAAAAAGTCATTGATAAACTCAAAACCGAAATTGAAGAACTAAAAAATCACAAGTGTTATGCTTGCGGACAAGACTTCCATGACGCCAATCACGAAACAGTGTTGGCAACAAAAGAGAAAGCCCTACAAGAGTCTGCACTGCAGGCGTTGAGTACTAATGGTCAATGGATGGAAAATACAGATGCATTGACTGCATTAGGTGTGCTGGGTGCAAAACCTACCACACACTATCGAACAGAAACAGAAGCTATTCGACATTCCAGTGAGTTGGAAAACATTCAACACAAGATTGATGCCAAACGTGCAGAAACAGATCCCTATGCTGAACAACTGGCAGAGCACACACCTGTAGAAGTTGGCACACAGCCTGTTACACATTACGATACAGAAGCACAGGCAGTTGATCATCGTAGTCGTATGAACACCCTGCTGACACAGATTGCTACCAAAGGCGAGGAACGGGATCCGTACACAGAACAGATTACAGAAATGCAACAACAAGCCCTGCAAACTGTCAGCTACGATGCACTCAATGATCTCACAAGATTACAAGAACATCAAGACTTCTTGCTCAAACTGTTGACATCAAAAGATAGTTTTGTACGCAAGAAGATCATTGATCAAAACTTGAGTTATTTGAATGCACGCCTTACACACTATTTGGATCGTATTGGCTTGCCACACACTGTGAAGTTTCAAAACGATCTGAGTGTGATGATTGAAGAACTAGGTCGTGAACTAGACTTTGATAACTTGAGTCGCGGAGAACGCAATCGACTTATCCTATCAATGTCATGGGCATTCCGTGACGTATGGGAAAGTTTGTACAGCCCAATCAACTTGTTGTTCATTGACGAATTGATTGACAACGGACTAGACACACAGGGTGTGGAAAATGCCCTGGCTCTGCTAAAGAAGATGAGTCGTGAACGCCATAAGAGTATATGGCTTGTTAGTCATAGAGACGAACTTGCTGGTCGTGTAGAGAACATTCTCAAAGTAATCAAAGAGAATGGCTTCACCAGTTATAATACGGATATAGAACTAGCGTAATCATGTTTGCAATTATTTTATCTGTTCCAAGAATTGCCGCATTGCGACCAGCGGCGGCGCCAAGTATCATAAAATCTTTATTGCAGAAGCGTGGCCTTGATTCTAAAATATTAGATATTAATTTAGATTTTCATAGTAACTTTAGAAAATTACATGGAGAAAAATTATTTTGGAAACTTGATGATTACTTTTTTAATTATCAGATTAATTTAGATCAAGATGAACTGAGGTTATACACTGATTGGATGACCGAGTGGGTTTACAGAATTAAAAAGTATAATCCTAATTGGCTAATGGTTAGTGTGTTTACCTGGCAGGCGCAAAGATTTACTAGAGATTTTTTATCTCTTTGGAAACAACACACAGACATTCCAGTTGTTATCGGCGGTCAAGGGTTAGTTCGTTGCGAAAATGGAAGTTACGCTGATCGACCCGAGTTTGCATACGAACTAAAACAAAAAGGATTAATTGCCCATTGGGTAAGAGGCGAAGTTGAAACCACTATAGATTCATTAATATCAGGCAAGTTTGATGCACTAGGGATTGATTCAGATAACTTTGCTGAGAGGAGTGACGTCAACGCCCACGAGTTTATGAACTTTGACGACTTTGATATTAAAAAATATTACAGCGGATATGAAAATGGTGTGCTACCAATGGAAACCAGTCGCGGGTGTGTTCGCAACTGTATGTTTTGCGATATTCCTACTATGCACGGAGGATATAGGTATAAAACAGGTGAACGGTTGTTTAACGAACTAGTACACTACTATGAAAAGTACGGAGTTCGTGACTTTTTCTTTCATGATGCTTTATGTAACGGAAGTGTCAAAGATTTTAGAATATTCAATCGTAAACTTATTGAATATTACGAAAAACATAATCTTCCCGATCGCTATTTCAAATATAGTAGCCACTACATTGTTCGCAGTGAGCAGATGATGCAGGAGCGAGACTATGAATTAATGGGAAGAGGTGGAGCCGAATGTATGGTCATTGGCGTTGAATCAGGAAGCGACCGTGTAAAAGAACATATGAGAAAAGGGTTCACTAACATTGATTTAGACTTTACTATGAAGATGTTTAGTAAGCATGGAGTTAATGCTTATTTTCTTATTATTGTTGGTTTTCCCACAGAAACTCGAGAGGACTTTGACCAAACACTTGACATGTTGCGTAAATATCAGCCATATGTTGCTGATGGTACCATTATAGGTGTAAACTTAGGAACTACCTTGACAATCGAAGAAGGTACTCCAATTTGGTCAGAGTATCCATTACTTAACATAGTAGGAGTTAATGGAAATAGACCCGAGGGACCTGATTGGAAATGTTTGGATAATCCTACACTTAGTTACAAAGAGCGCATTCATCGTAGAATTGAAGCACAAGAAGTAGCAGTTAAGTTAGGGTATACTTTCTGGAAAGGTGACGACCAACTCAAAGTGTTAATGGACAACTATAAAAGTCGCCTTGACCGATTAGCAGGAGTGATTCATTAATGCACTTAATAATTGATTTTGAAATTGGTGACCAGTTGGGCACTCCTTTAATTAAAATTCTAATAGATGATTATATAATCTTGTACGAAGGTCCGGCAATACCACAATTTAATCGTGAATTTGATATTGGCTACAGCGAACACGAACTTAAAATTGTACACTTTGGCAAAACAGACACTGATCATCTTTACAATCCTGATGGGTCAATTGCTGTGGACAAATATGTTTACATCAAGTCTATCACAATCGACCAGGTACGACTGACTGACACTGAGTTACAGATTGGTCAATTTTGGCCAGTATATGGTCTGTCCTACATTTCAGATATGGTAGATTCTGGTCAAGAATTACCTTCGTACATAGCCCCTAATTTATATCTAGGGCACAACGGCACATGGCGGTATACATTTTTCTACCCTTTCATTGATTGGATTATTGAATGCCGCAAAAAAGATAGGCTAAGTCTGGATAATACTATTTTTAAAACTAGTGCATCTGTGTTGCAAGAAGCTAAAAATTTTTTCAAAGATTTACCTGAGATTTAAAAAATGTTCGATTTTAATGTTATTGACGAGTACCAGATTGAAGTAACCACTTACTGCAATGCCGCGTGTCCGCAATGTCCTCGCAACGTCAATGGTGGTGTGCTTAACCCATATCTTAAACTTGAACACCTTCCTAGGCAGGTAATAGACCGTGCGTTTACTGAAGAACTATGCAATCGATTAAGACAAGTGTTCTTCTGTGGCAGTTACGGTGATCCTATTATGCATCCAGAATTCCTGGATATCTTGCGTGACTTTAGACGCAAGTGTCCTACACTTTGGTTATACATACACACCAATGGTAGCGCACACGATACAGAATACTGGACCGAGATGGCCAAGATTATCGGTGGCTTCGGGCAAATAGATTTTAACATTGACGGTCTTGCTGATACCAACCACTTGTATAGACGCAACACTGACTTTGACAAGATTATCAGCAATGCCACTGCATACATTACCGCAGGCGGCCGTGCAGTATGGAACTACATTATATTTGAACATAATCAACATCAAGTCAATCAGGCACAAAAGTTAAGTGTCAGTCTAGGCTTTCGAGATTTTAAATATCGTGCCACTGGTAGATTCTTAAACCACAACACCATGGAAGAATTTTCAGAGTGGCCTGTACAAAATCGGCAAGGACAAACAGAGTATGTTATAAAACCCACTGCTCTACCGCAATACAAAAACAAAAGCATTAATATACTGCCAGATTTAAAAAAACAATACCCAAATATTAAAGAATACTTTGCCAACACAGAAATTTGTTGTGACTCACTAAAAGGCAACAAAGTTGCTATTAATGCCGCAGGACTTGTGTTGCCGTGCAATATGTTAAATCACAATCTTAGTGACGCTAGGTTCCGTGATCAATCTGTGCTGCCGTGTAGTAATGATTTAAGCACAGTGGATGGAGAGAATCAAGTACAAGAATTTGTCAACCGCCACGGTGCTGACAACTTAAACATACATCATCGTTCACTGGAACAGGTGTTTACTAACTCTTTTTGGGTAGACCTTGTGAACAGTTGGAAGTATAATACATTTCCTGAGCGACTGTTTGAATGCGCACTAACCTGCGGCAAGCAGTTTCAAAAGGTATGGGATCAAACAAAAATGAACAAAACATTCTTAATCACTGGTGGTAATCGTGGCCTGGGGCTACAGTTGGTACAGACCTTTGGTGGAACTAGTATTAGCCGTACGCAAGGTTACGACATTACCAAACATGCCAAAGAAATTGCAGAAATAAGTTTAGACTTTGATGTGTTTGTTAACAATGCATTCGACGGTCCACCACAAGAAGACTGGGCTAACTTTGCACAATCACAAATATACATGGCTGTGTACGATGCATGGAAAACAGCAAGAAAAACTGGGCATATCATTAACATTGGCAGCACAGGCAGCAAAAGTATTGTTGCTCCCGAGCCTCGTTTTGAAACATATAGAATTAGCAAGGCAGCATTAGAACACGCAAGTCGTCAAGGCACACAGGCATTTAAACAAAACATTGTACCATTTAAAACAATACTTATTACATTAGATAGACTAGATACAGAACTTAGTCGTAGCCGGCCCAATTGGACTGGCAACGGCGTTAATTTAAACGACATCAGCAACTTTATACAATACGCTACCGCAGTCAGTTCAAATACTGTGATAGAAGAGGCAACTTTTTACGTAAACTTTGATCATAAGGCATAACTATACAGCAAGGATAAATCGCATACAACACATGACATGGTTATATCAAGATACCCCAATCGAGACGTTGCCCGAAGAGTGTGTTGGATTTGTTTACTTGATTACAAATAATCTCACTGGTCGCAAGTACATAGGCAAAAAATTAGCAAAATTTAGCAAAACAACTTACAAAACTGTAAAACAAAAGAACGGCACAAAGAAGAAGAAAAAGATACGATCAAAGGTCGACTCAGACTGGAGAGAGTACTATGGGTCAAGCCCAGAATTGACTTCAGACATCGAAAAACTAGGCACCGAAAACTTCACTAGAGAAATACTTTACTATTGCAACTCAAAGTCAGAATGTAGTTACATTGAGGCAAGAGAACAATTCGCAAGACAAGTATTGGAATCACGAGATTATTACAACGGCCACATACAAGTGCGTGTGCATGGCTCTCATATAATAAACAAACTGTAAGGCAACGATTACGACACTGTGTTGGGCGATGTGGCTCAACTCCATTGAGGATTGGTGAGATACCCAATTCAGACTTGGACGTCAAAGGCAATTGCTAACTTAAGGCAACAAATGGTCGGGGATATGTGAAAAAGATACAACCCCAGCTCATAGGACTTGGATCTATATCGGGTTACTAGGGTTCCGTTGATATGTGAAGCTTGAGTAGGGGGTACCGGTCAACCGCCTCCGCGTAGGAAACTACAATCTCATTACGATAGATGACTGCTATACTCAGATAATGGCGTTTTTTGTTCACCGTGCATACGGTGAACTATGACCACGTAATCTAGATAATAGCTTAAATCGCTTCGCTCAAGAATTAAAAAAACATTGACGAGCAAAGCGAGTCAATAGAACTTCGTTAGAAGTTCTTGAATGTGTTAGACAAATGTATCTGGCCAATCACGAAACAATGCATGTTGAATTGTTCCCGACACAAATTGATTGAATGACTTGTGTTTAGATTCTAGTTCTCCTGACAACGGAGCAACACGTCGAAATGCTTCATCCATTTGAGCCATGTCTCGAAACTCCATCAGTATCATCCATTCAGGCATGTCAGCAATACTACGGAAACCCATTTTACAACGAGTAATACGATAGTCTTCCATCTTGCCTTCTGATTTCAAATGATCAAAGAAACTTTTCATTCCGTTAACCCAGTCCAAGTCTGAGATGTCGCCTTCTTTGTCTGCCCAAATTGTGTATAAGTCTGCCATGTTATAGTGGTCCAAGTATTTCAAAACCTTCAAGGTCCTGTTTGTACAAGTGCGCTTGATCCAAGTACAAGTACTCAAATCCTCGCTCTCTGTAAATTGCACACTCTGTTTGTAAGCTCGTAATACCCAGACGTAGTCGAGGTTGACGATAGTTCCAAGCAAACTGTGCGGCTAATAAATTTTTGTTGTCATAGCGTTTCATCATGGAAAACGCTACTAATTCGTTGTTGTCTCTGTAGCCAATGAGATCCATTCCAGGCTCTGTGAACTGGCTGTCAAACAACGGCATTACACTGCTAAAGTGTTTGTAAATGCAATAGGTTCGGTAGATATCTTGTAGTTGGGCAATGTTGGGTTCGGTAATGTAGAACCAATCCACCCGGGGCTTATATGTTGTTTTTTCTAGATTAATACGTGCAAACTGGTAAGTCATAGTCTGGGATCTTTCCTGTGCTGGAACAGTGCTGTGAGATAGTCCTCGGGCCACGAGTCATAAAAACCTTTTGACGCCATTTGCTGTGCTTTGGTGTTGAGGTCACTGAGACTTTGCACCAGTGCCAGTGCATAAGTGCCTTGATTCATTGAAACGCCGTTGACTATTTCTACATCAGCAGGGTGATCTTCCAACACTAGTATGTCTGCTGTGAGCAAAAACTCACGATTGGCCTGATCCAGACTGGATGCAAACAGTTCGTGTGGCCATTCTACAGGATCGTATGCGTACACAATCACTTCCAGATTGCCCATGCCCCACCTGGCTCTGTTCTTGAGATCGTAGTAGGGATCCGTACCAATGTACACTGCATAGCTATTCTTCAATCGTGCTGATCGCGCATAAGGACAGGGCGGAAATCCGCCCAGTGCAGGATGTGGAACTTCCACAAAGTTCACAATCCATTGTTCAATATCTTGTTTGACTTGATCTATGTTCAGCATGATGTTTTAGAAAAACGGCAGTCCTGATTTTTTAGTTGTTTCTAAATTGTCTTTGATGATTTCAGAAACAGCATTGCGTTCTTCAAAACTGAGATTTAATGCAGCCTCATAACTCAGGCCTCCGCGCATGTACCATACCATTTTTAACGCTTCTGATTTTATTGCTTTGGCCTCTTTGTCTAATTGGTCGACCCATTTGGAAATTTGGTCAGAGTCCAGTACTAGGAGGCGTCCGCGAAAAAACTTGTCATATCCAAGGTAATGGCCTGCAAGTAGTCTTTGGTACACTCGCCGCACACAATTTTTAATGGCTGCATCTCTGCTGCCAGTTTTGTTTCAATGATGTGATCTCTAATTTTACTGAACAAACGTCGATCACAATTTTTTAACATGTCTTCAATGTATTCCGGTTCACTGACCAATGCAGCCGGAGTTTTAACTGCCGCAATACTTTGTGCTAACGCACTGACTGTAATCTCTGTAATTTTCATCAATGCTGTACTGAGCGCAGACATTCGTTGGTCATCAGGCATGTCAGTGCCCGGTAAAATTTGTAGTATTTTTTGTTCTTCAAACTGACGTTGGTTATTTTCGTTAAGATTTCGGTAGGACATTGGTTTGAAATACACTTCAAGATCACCATCAAGTACAGGTTTTGAATAATCAGGTGCTCGCATATTTTCCAGCATGGTACGTAAATCAATTCCGTAGTCTGCTTCATTTTTACAATGTGGACAAGTGGTTGAAATTTCCATTGTGGTTCCGTAACTGGCCATGCGTATTGCAACTAGAATAGTATCCACATCCATGGCAGGAATGCTCCATGGATCTTTAATAGCAGGAATACAACTTTTGATAACATTGACCACTGCGTTGCCGTTGAACAGTGCGTCAGGTGTTCTGTAGGTGATTTCATCAATTGCAGTCATTGGATAAACCGGAAGTTCTTGATTCGCTGGCATTACAATTGCGCCTTCAGAATAATATTTTCCGCCACTGGGCAATTTAACATACACAGCCGGCTGTCTAAAATATTGTGTTAATGGGTTATTTGACATGATTTTTTCCTAGGTAAATATAGTTATGGCAAGTATGTACACCCCCGAAGAAATTGCAGAACTCAAAGCACGTGAAGCAGACGAAATAAAGCGTCTTGGCTCTGTCACCACTGAAACCAAAATGGCCATGATGGACATGTCCATTGGCATCAAAGGGGTCACTGCTAGTCTGAGCAAAGGCCTTGGACAACTGGGAACTTCTGCACTGGGGTTAACTAAACAACTGGCGGAAGGTGAAATTGGTGCATCGGTATTTAATAAATCCATTGGCGGAGTAGCAGATGCATTAGGAGATCTACTGGGATTGATTCCTTATGTAGGTGGAGCTCTCAAAACCCTGGTCAAGGGTGCAAGTGAGTACACACAGGCTGTAAACAAACAGGCAGATTTGCTATACAGCAATTATCAAAAAATGTCCGAAATGGGTGCCACAGCAGCCGACGGCATGCAAGGTGTTTATGATAATTTAAAACGCATGAATTACGGTACCGACGAATTAGATAAGTTTGTCAGTATTGTCAAAGAAAACTCAATAACATTGGCCAATTTTGGCGGCACAGTAAGTCAAGGCCTTGGCCAAATGGCTGCGGTGTCTTCGTCTATACAACAGAGTAACATGGGTCGCCAGTTCCGAGATATGGGTATTAGTGTTGACGAGGTCAATAAAGGTATTGTCAGTTATACAAAAATGCAGATGCTGTCAGGTGCTCGGCAAAAAATGTCTGCAGAACAACAAGCAGTGGCAGCGGCCGCCTACATCAAAGAAACAGATTTATTAGCAAAAATTACCGGCAAGAACAGAGAACAACAGGAACAGTCACGCGAAAGTGCATTGGCAGAAGAACGCTATGCTGCCTACAAAGCAGAATTAGAGCAACGTGCTGCCATGGGAGACACAGCGGCTGCAGAACAACTCAAACAAGCTGAAGCCACACAGATCATGCTGGACAAAGTGGCTCCTGAAACACGCAAGGGTTTCTTGAACATATTGTCAGGTAGTTTGAATACTCCAGAAGCGCAGAAGTTGCTGTTGACAATGCCCAACGCGGCCGCAGTTGCAGGAAAAGAAACGTTTACGCAGGCTGAATTCATGGCAGCCGCACAGAAAGATGCAGCAGCAAATGTAACAGGTTACGCCAAAGATTTGGCCAAAATGGGTGTTAACAATGAGACGTTTATAGGCTTCCAAGAACAAAACAAACTGGTGGCCATGAAAGCAACCGGCACAGTTGAAGAGCAGTTGGCGGCAGCTAAAGAACAACAAAACGTTACAGACAAAACCACGCAGAACATGACAGATCTGCAGGATGCCAATCGCGCATCGCGTGATAAATTGCAAGATTTAATCAACGCTGGTATAACTCCTGTTACAACTGGAATGAAAGGGCTGGCCAACGCCACTGATGCAACCATTGAAGCCATGACCAAGATGGCCAATGCGGCAGGCGTTACAACCAAAAAACGTGATGAACCTGGGGCTGCCGCGCAGGCCGCACCAAGACCAGGCACTTCGCCTACTGCGGGTGGTGGCAGCGGTGGTGGTGGGGTTGGCGGCTTCTTGAGTGGACTCTTTGGTGGTGGTGGTAAACAAGCACCTGCTGCTTCGGGCGGAGGTGCAGGCTCAACAGCAGTCAAGCCAGCGGCAGCCAAGCCAGCGGCAAGTGCAGGTGGAGGTGCAGGCGGAGCGACCCCGGCAAAACCTAGTCCTCGGCCTCCTGAAGGATCTGGCTCTGCTTCGGCCGCTGAAAAAGTTGATTTAACAAAAATATTAAAATTTACTGCTAAATCTGGCAGCCAACAAAACTTTGAAGCGTTAAATTCTACATTTAAAGATTCCGTCATTGCCGCTGCAACTGAATATAACAAATTGACCGGCGGTGTGTTACAGATCAACAGTGCCAAACGAGATCCTGAAGATCAACAAAGAATATGGGACGAATCAGTGGCAGCTGGCAGAACTGGTAAAACTGCCAGCGGCATGCCTATTGGTAAACCGGGACGAAGTTTACACGAACGAGGCGAAGCAGTTGATATTCAAAATTATCAAGATCCAGCGGCTGTGTCTGCTCTTGCAAAATACGGGTTAACGCAGAAAGTACCTCAAGATCCTGTGCATTTTCAAGCTGCCAACGGTGGCATAGTTCCTCCGTTGCCGGGTGGAGCAAATGTACTGGCAGGCGAAGCCGGGCAGTCTGAAGCAGTGGTTCCATTGCCGGATGGCAAGACAATACCAGTGCAAATGGTCGGCAATGAAGAACAAATGAGCATGATGACAGCACAACTTGATAGACTAGACCAAATGGTACGCATAATGCAAGCTCAAGTGGGCGTGTCAGAGCAATTATTGAAGTATGCACAGTGATCACGGTAAATATTGCTGTACGCAAAAGGAACAATTAAATGGCTGAAACAGAGAATGGTCGTAAACGCGGGTGGATGAAATATTTCAAAGTGGCCGCAGGTGACGCCAATGGCCAACTGAGTCCTATCTCTGGGCGCAATCAATCTGGCCTGCCGGGCTACGATCGCCAAAATGGCTACACTGGCAACGCCGGAACAGGTAATGATTTTGCATTCCGCAACTATGCCAGTAGACTGCCTGAAGTGTATTCTGGTCACCCCAATCGTATTGAGCGTTATAATCAGTATGAAAACATGGATCTTGATTCGGAAGTCAATGCATGTTTGGACATCATTGCAGAATTCAGCACACAGAACAACGAAGATAACAACACACCCTTTGATATCACATTCAAAGATACTCCCACTGATCACGAAGTAGAAATCATTAAAAAGCAGTTACAGCAATGGACCAAACTGAACAAGTTGGATCAGCGCATGTTCAAACTGTTCCGTAACACCATCAAGTATGGCGATCAGTTGTTTGTGCGTGATCCAGAAACATTTGAAATGTACTGGGTTGACATGGTCAAAGTCAGTCGTGTGATTGTGAACGAATCAGAAGGCAAACGTCCTGAGCAGTACATTATTCGTGACATTAACCCCAACTTTCAAAATTTAAGTATTGCACAAAAAACCACCAGCGACTACTATGTGAGCCGATCAACAGGTAGTACAGGACAAACCAACTACTCAAGTCCCAGTGGTGGATCTGGTGGTGGAGCCGGTGGCACTGTGGGCAACAGTAGATTTGCACAGGCCATGAATGAAACCTGTATTGATGCCAAGCACGTGGTGCACCTGAGCCTAAATGAAGGCTTGGATTACTTTTGGCCATTTGGACAAAGTATTTTAGAAAACATCTTCAAAGTTTACAAACAAAAAGAACTGCTGGAAGACTCTGTGCTGATCTATCGTGTGAGCCGTGCTCCAGAACGTAGAGTGTTTAAAATTGACGTGGGCAACATGCCCAGCCACATGGCCATGGCCTTTGTTGAGCGTGTTAAAAACGAAATGCACCAGCGTAGAATTCCCACTGTGAATGGCGGCGGCGCAAACTTGATGGATGCTAGTTACAATCCATTGAGTATCAACGAAGATTACTTTTTCCCACAAACAGCAGACGGACGTGGTTCTAGTGTAGACACCCTACCCGGTGGTACAGGACTGGGCGAAATTGATGATTTAAAGTACTTTAACAACAAAATGGCCCGTGGCCTGCGTGTGCCATCAAGCTATTTGCCCACCGGACCCGACGACTCGGACCGTGCAATGAACGACGGAAAAGTAGGCACAGCACTGATACAAGAGTATAGATTCAACCAGTATTGCGAACGTTTACAGCGTTTAATCATGCAAAAACTTGATGATGAATTCAAGATGTTCATGAAATGGCGTGGTTTTAACATCGATAACAGTATTTTTGATATTGTGCTAGGTCCGCCACAGAACTTTGCCAGTTATCGTCAAGCAGAAATGGACACCAGCCGTGTGAGCACATTTGGTGCACTAGAGCAATTGCCCTACATGAGTAAGCGTTTCTTGATGGAACGTTACTTGGGATTGAGTCAAGAAGAGATTGTAGAGAACGAAAAACTCTGGCGTGAAGAACGTGATCAACCTGAGTTAAGTACTACACAAGGACAAGATCTACGCAGTATTGGCATCACTCCAGCAGGCATGGAAGCAGATATCAACACCGGTGAAGAACTGGCAGCAATGCCTCCTGCAGGCGCACCCGATGCAGGTGCCTTGCCAGGTGCACCAGCAGGTGCAGGAACAGCACCCACAGCAGTTCCACCACCACCGACAGCATAAATAAAAGATCATGATCTTAAACGAACTTTACCACCGTGAACCTGAAGGCTACCAAGATGTTGCTCAAGACAACAGTCAGCCTCAAAAGAATCAGCTGCGTAAGACTCGTTTGACATTGCGACAATTGAGCAAGCTACGTCAGATGCAAGATGTTCGTAGCTTTGAATACAAAGAAAAGCTCAAAGATGTCCGTAAGCAGTATGCCCCACCAGCCGCTCCTGCCGGCTTATAATATATATTCGTTATAGCATACGTCGCATAAATAACATTTATGCGACTACCAACACCAGTGAATGAGTTGTATCTTAACAGATATAAATCATTATTAGAACATTACACATACACATCAGATTACCCTGAGATACATCATATCTGTCCTAAGTCGCTGGGCGGTAGAGATTCTCCTGATAACTTAATATCAATCCCATCAAGAGTGCATTTTGTTGCCCATTGGATGCTATGGAAAGCATATCAAACAGACGAGTTAGCCTATGCGTTCTGGGCAATGTGCCACCAAAAGAAGCGCGGACAAGAAAACCGCTACACAAAAATAAACAGCAAAACTTACGAGATACTTAAGAAAAGACGAAGTATAGTTATTAGCAATAGTAACACTAATCGCTGGAAAAACAAAGAGTGGGCTGAAAAAATGAAAGCCACTATGCGCAAGGCAGCAACAACACCTGTTGAAAAAGAAAGAAGAAGTAAACAGGCAATACTAACAAATAATAAACACAAGACTGCTAACAGTAATAGTATGAAAACGTTGTGGGCCAATGACGCCTGGGCATCAGAACAAAGAAAAAAATTCTCACTGGGTGCCGTAGCAAAAATTAAGCCTGTTATAGTTGATGGAATAGAATACCCACTGGTGTTAGACGTTGCTAAAAAATATCGCATAAGTATATCAACTGTAAGACAGCGAATACGAAGTAATACACCACAGTTCAGTGGATGGATGTATGCTCCCCCGGCCGCCCCTCCAGGCCTTTAAAATCTAGTCAAATTCACCAGTTTTGACGTCTAAATATGCTCAGTTTACTACTTTTGTGTAAGTAGTAAACATGAGCCATAACCTTTGGAGGAAACAATATGACATCAAAATTTGAACAGTTAATTGAATTCGTAATTAACGATGAAGAAGCAAAAGCTAAAGAACTTTTCCATGATATCGTTGTTGAGAAATCGCGCGAAATCTACGAAAGTCTAATGGAAGAAGAAGAAGAAGAATTAACTACTGAAGAAGTTGACGAAGGCATGGAAAACGACGGCGATGCTGCTGACGATTTGATCACCGACGTAGAAACTGAAGAAGAAGGTCTTAGCGAAGAAGACGACATGGATGCTGAGTTTGACGACGAAGCAGAAGAAGCCGGTGATGATTTAACAAAAGACATCGAAGGCGACCATGACAACGAAGGCGATATTGAAGATCGCGTAGTTGACCTAGAAGACAAATTAGACGAACTAATGGCTGAATTTGAAGCCATGATGGGCGGCGAAGGTGGCGAAGAAGAACAAGAATTTGACATGGATGCTGGCGGTGACGCTATTGAAATGGATGACACATCTGAAATTATGCCAGAAATGGGCATGATGGAAGCTGTAAGTTTGTCCAAAGTAGCTCCTGCTAAAATGGGCGACGACGGTGCCAACACCAAAAGTGTAGTACCACAGAACTCAGGTGCCAAAGGTATGCAAGGTTCCCCAGTTAAGATGACTGGTGACACTGCACAAGGCCGTCCTGCTCCATCTGTAAAAGATATGGGCATGACAACAAGTCCTAAACAAGGTGCCGCACCAAAGCCAGTGACAACACAGGCTGCAGGCGTAAACACTAAATCTCCAGTATAAGAGATTATGGCTCGTTACCTACAAGAACACTTGACATTCTCACAAGCGCAGGTCGAACTGCTGAGTGAGGATGCTCAGGATGGTTCTGGTAAAACCCTTTACATGCAAGGAATTTGCATTGAAGGTGATAAACGCAATGCTAATGAAAGAATATACCCTGCTCACGAAATTCGTAAAGCAGTTGGCACTATTAATGAACAACTTAAAAGTGGCAATTCGGTATTGGGAGAAGTAGATCATCCAGATGATCTTAAGATTAACCTAGACCGTGTGAGTCACATGATTGATAAAATGTGGTGCGACGGTGCAATTGGTTATGGAAAATTGAAGATATTACCAACGCCAATGGGACAACTGGTTAAAACCATGTTGGACAGCGGTGTTAGATTAGGTGTTTCAAGTCGTGGGTCAGGAAATGTCGACGACAGAACAGGACATGTCAGTGATTTTGAAATCGTCACTGTAGATGTAGTTGCACAACCCAGTGCTCCAAATGCATATCCCACAGCAATCTATGAAGGACTCATGAACATGAAGTATGGTCATAGACTGTTGGAAGTAGCACGTGAAGCCGGTGCGGACAACAAGGTACAAAGATATTTGAAAAGTGAAGTAGTAAAGCTGATCAAAGATCTTAAAATTAGGGAGGAATAAGCATGTTAGATGCTATTAAACCGTTACTAGATAGCGACTTGATCACCGAGGAAACTCGCCAGGAGATCAACGAAGCTTGGGAAGCCAAGCTGGTTGAAGCTCGTGAACAGGCTCGTGCAGAACTCCGCGAAGAGTTTGCACAACGCTATGAACATGACAAAACAGTGATGGTGGAAGCCCTAGATCGTATGGTAACAGAAGGTCTCACTACGCAAATTCAAGCCGTTGCTGCCGAAAAAGCACAATTGGTAGAAGATCGCGTTAAGTTCCAAGGCAAGATGAATGAAAGTGCTACAAAGTTCAACAACTTTATGGTTACTAAACTTGCTGAAGAAATTAGCGAACTGCGTAAAGATCGTAAGCAGCACAATGAAGGACTCCAGAAATTGGAAGGCTTTATTGTTCATGCATTGGCTCGCGAAATTCAAGAATTCGCAACTGACAAACGTGATGTTGTAGAAACAAAAGTTCGTCTAGTACGTGAAGCACGTGGCCAATTGGAAGCATTGAAAGCACGTTTCGTAACAGAATCTGCACAGAAAATGAGCCAATCTGTTAGCCGTCATCTAAAGGCTGAACTCAGTCAATTACAAGAAGACATTAAAGTTGCTCGCGAGAACAATTTTGGTCGTCGTATCTTTGAAGCATATGCAAGTGAATTTGGTGCTACTCATCTCAATGAGAAGGCAGAAGTACGTAAATTACACGATACAATTGCAAACAAAGATGCAAAATTGGCAGAAGCCATCAAACTTATTAGGAATGCAAAAGTTCTTAATGAGTCAAAAGAGCGTGAAATACGAATGATCAAAGAGTCTAATGAGCGTGAAAGCACATTGGCCGATTTACTGGCTCCTCTTAACAAAGAGAAGCAAGATGTCATGCGTAATTTACTCGAAAGCGTCCAAACTCCACGTTTGAAAAACGCATTTGAAAAGTATCTACCGGCTGTTCTAACCGACCGCTCTGTAAAAGCCTCTAAAGTGATTACAGAATCCGTGTCAGCAGTCACCGGCGATAAATCTGCCCGTAGCCAAATTGAAGACGACAGTGCTGAATCTAGCAATGTTATCGACATCAAGCGTTTGGCAGGGTTAAATTAATTAAAAAGGAGACATTAAATGTCACAACAATTATTAGAAGGTCGCTGGGACGAGACCAAGGAAGCATTGCTCGAAGGTCTAAATGGTTCTAAGCGCACTAGTATGAACGTTATTCTTGAGAATACACGTAAGTACTTGAAAGAAAACGCAAGTGCTGGTTCCACAGCATCTGGCAACATCGCCACACTAAACCGTGTGATTCTACCAGTTATCCGTCGTGTAATGCCAACAGTTATTGCTAACGAGTTGGTAGGCGTTCAGCCAATGACAGGTCCAGTTGGTCAAATCCACACCTTGCGTGTGCGTTACGCCAACAGCTTGACTGACAACTCAGCTGCCGCAACTAGTGTTACAGCTGGTCAAGAAGCATTGAGTCCATTCACTATTGCTACTGCATACTCTACAGTTGGCAAAGATACAACATCAACATCAACTTACACAGGCGCTAACACAGCAACGCTTGAAGGTAACGGCGGCAAGCAAATTTCCGTTCAAATCTTGAAGCAAGCAGTTGAAGCCAAGACACGTAAGTTGCAAGCACGTTGGACATTTGAATCTGCACAAGACGCACAAGCCATGCATGGTATTGACGTTGAAGCAGAAATCATGGCAGCTCTTGCACAAGAGATCACTGCTGAGATTGACCAAGAGATTCTCTTGAGTTTGAGCACATTGGCTGCTGTTGAGTACACATACAACCAAGCTACCGTTTCTGGTACTGCTACGTTCGTAGGTGACGAACACGCTGCTTTGGCAGTGTTGATCAACCGTACAGCTAACTTGATCGCCCAACGTACACGTCGTGGCGCAGGTAACTGGGCTGTTGTTTCACCAGCCGCATTGACAGTGTTGCAAAGTGCAACTACTTCTGCGTTTGCTCGCACAACAGAAGGCACATTCGAAGCACCTACAAACACCAAGTTTGTTGGTACATTGAACGGTGCTATGCGTGTATTTGTTAACTCCTATGCTAGCGACACTGCTAACGTATTGGTTGGCTACAAAGGTACTAGTGAGGCAGATGCTGCCGCATTCTATTGCCCATACATTCCTCTAATGAGTTCTGGTGTGGTTCTTGACCCATCAACATTCGAACCAGTCGTGTCATTTATGACTCGTTATGGCTTCGTAGAGTTGACAAACACTGCAAGTTCTTTCGGTAACGCCGCTGACTATGTTGGCGAGATTGCTGTTCAAAACTTGTCATTCTCCTAATCAGAGAATCCACCCCAGGGATGGGAAGGAAAAAAAGCACTCCTCGGAGTGCTTTTTTATTGGGTATAAATATTGGTATGATCAACCAAATAAAATATTCAGGCTTATTTCCTGAGAAACATGAGAGTCCAGTGGGAACAACCTTGGGTTTACCACAACCTAAGCCTGTTGCTCCTGTTGTGCCTGTGCAAATGCAACCTGTTAAATCTTAAACAATTTCAAGTGTAACTTGATTCGTTCAACCACTGTGTCCCAGTCACCTATTTGGGGTTGACGGAACAATCTTGCAGTGGCATACCACGGCGTGTCGTCTCTGTTTAACAGCCAGCGCCAGCAAGGTGCATAGTTGTTCAGCATGATCCAAGTGGGCTTGCCTAATGCGGCAGCAAGATGTGCAGTGGCAGTGTCCACACTCACCACCACATCAAGATTTGTAACCAATGCGGCAGTGTCAGCAAACGAGTTCACACCACCTGGAAAACAGCGTACTCCTGCTGAGACTAGTTCTTTTTCTTCCTCAGTAGTACAGTCAGTTTGTAAATTATACCATTCGTAATCTGCATGTGATTGAATCAAGCTCAACATGGTCGCAAACGGCATGGCCTTGTGCTGATTGATCCAACTGTCACGTCGGCCTGACCAGGCAAAGCCCACTCGTAGACGATTCTTTACACCTAAATTCCTGCGCCAGTCTGCAACCAATGCAGGGTCAGGATTTAGATATTGAATCACAGTGGGCAAGTTGTCTACACGAACGTTTAACTTGCCGGGCAAGCTCATTATGGGAAGCCAGTAATCAAATACATCACCTGGATTTTCGGCATAACCAATCACCCGAACTCCACGGCCAATTTCACTGGATTGTATCAACGGAATCAATCCGTTGGTCACTTGCACTGTGACTGTGCCACCAATGTTTTTTAAGTTCTGTATGAATCTCACAAACTGAATAATATCACCGTGGCCTTGTTCGCCACGAATAAAAATTGTTTTACCTGTTAAATCTTCACCGTTCCACACAGGCCAAGGATAGTTGGGAATTGTACCTTTTAAATGTTCAAAATTATGCCGTGCTTCATAGGCAGGCCAGCCACGTACATAGTCACCACTGAGTAAGTAAGCCACTGACAAATTAAAATGATGTGTTACATTGGCTGGATCAAGTTGAATGGCACGTTGTAAAAACGGAACAGCACCCACAGGATCGCCTATCTCTCTTAACACATTGCCGTAGTTGTTGAACGCACCCGATGAGCCTCTGTCCGTGGCCATTGCTGTTGCGTACTGTTGCAGTGCCTGTTCAGGCAGGTGTTGTTCTCTGTAGGTATTGCCTTGAGCAATAAGTTGTTCTGTGTTTTGCATGACAATATTTACGTGTTATGTTGACACTGCAAAAATATCAATCGCTCATAAATACTTGTCAACGCAATCATGCGTTTTATGCAGGCTTAAGACCTCTGCGTAGCGGCTAGAACCCGCATCGGACTTCTTTAAGGAGAAAACAAAATGGGTCGTCCTCTAAAAATACAAA